ACAGCAAATATTCCTGTAAGTGGCGGCACGGGAACCAATGGAGATATTAATATTTCTGGTCAAAGTGGCTCCGCTACTTATGGTTCGTCACCATATACAATGGGGCCGGGGGGCAATTCAGTATTTGGGTTTGGTGGTACATCAGGTGTTTCAACTACTCCTTTTGCTGCTGGGACAGGGTATGGTTCTGGAGGTGCTGGAGCCGCTACAGGGGCTACATCAAGTGTTGGGCAGCCCGGATTAATAAAGATATGGGAGTATTCATAATGAGATGTGCAGTAGTTCAAAACTCTGACAACATTGTTGTTAACCTGATCATGGCTGATCCGTCTGTTGATCCAGCACCTGAAGGCACGATACTTGTCGGCCTGCCAGATGGCTCACCTGTCAGCATGGGTTGGGTATACGACCCCGCGACAGGCCAGTTCACAGACCCTAATCCTCCACAAGACACTGAGGTAACGCCATGACGGTAACTATAAACGGAACCACAGGTATCGCTGGCGTTGATGGCTCCGCTGCCACTCCAGCAGTGCAGGGTGCTGACACCAACACGGGTATGTTCTTCCCTGCCGCTGATACCATTGCCTTTACTGAGAGCGGTACTGAGGTTATGCGGCTTGACTCGTCTGCCAACCTCCAATTCAACTCTGGCTACGGCTCGGTAGCAACGGCATACGGCTGCCGTGCGTGGGTGAACTTTGATGGCACGACCAACACTGCTGGGTTCTGTACTATCCGTGGTAGTGGCAATGTTACGAGCGTTGCCGACAACGGCACGGGTGATTATACCGTGAACTTTACGACAGCAATGCCGGATGCAAATTATTGTGTCCAATGCACTGGCGAGTCATCTGCTGCAAGTGCGACGAACGATTCTGTATTCGGTATTAAAGACGGCTCAACACTAACAACGACAAGTGTAAATGTTGTGGAAACTATTGCAGGAGGAACTACTGGTTCTGACGGCGTTTATTACTGTGTAGCCATCTTCCGCTAAAAGGATAACCCAATGAATTATGTCATTTACCCAAACGACGACGGTGGAGTATCCATCCTGATCCCCTCTCCAGAGGCTCTTGAGACGATGACCATTCAGGAAATCGCTGCCAAGGACGTACCTGCTGGTAAGCCATTCAAGATTGTAGATGTATCTGACATTCCATCCGACCGCACGTTCCGCAATGCGTGGGAGTATTCTGCATGATCACGATCAACTTAGACAAGGCCAAGACCATCGCCCATGAGAAGCGTCGTTCTGCGCGGTCTGCCGAGTTCGCACCACTGGACATCAAGGCTACGATCCCGTCTGAGGCGGTGGCGGCTGAAGCGGCAAGGCAACTCATCCGAGACAAGTACGCAGGGTTGCAGATAGACATTGATGCTGCTGCTGACGTAGTAGAACTCACGAGCCTTGTGGGAGTGATGACATGAGTACCGTAAAAGCTACTAACTTCCAGAACGCCTCATCTGCTACCGCCAACATGGTAACAGATGCCAGTGGCAACGTGTCCTTTGGCGGCACTGCGGCTATGTCCAGTAGCTTTCTACGCAACCGCATCATCAACGGGGATATGCGGATAGATCAGCGTAATGCTGGGACTGAAGTAAATCCTGCTGTTACTCAAACATATTATCTTGATAGATGGCAAGCGACATCTACTGCCGCATCAAAATATAAAATTGGTCAAAATGCTGGTGCAGTAACTCCACCAACAGGGTACACAAACTATCTTGGTTTGACTTCACTTTCAGCATATACGGTTGGAGCGGCTGAATCATTTGGCGTTAGACAGCTTATTGAGGGTTTAAATGTTTCTGATCTGGCTTGGGGTACGGCATCTGCGGCAACAGTAACTTTATCTTTTTGGGTGCGTAGTTCACTAACTGGAACTTTTGGTGGGTCACTAAGAAATAGCGATGGCACTAGGTCGTATCCATTTACATACACAATCTCTGTAGCAAACACATGGGAACAAAAGACTGTAACAGTAGCTGGAGATACGTCTGGAACTTGGCTTACAACCAACGGAATTGGTATAATCTTAATTTTTAGTATTGGCGCAGGCTCAACATTTTCTGGAACTGCGGGTGCATGGGCGGCGACAAACTATCTTTCAGCCACAGGTGCAACCTCAGTAGTCGGCACTAACGGTGCTACCTTCTACGTCACAGGCGTACAGCTTGAGGTTGGCACAGTCGCCACACCATTTGAGCGGCAGTTGTACAATGCTCAGTTAGCGCAGTGTCAGAGGTATTATTATAGAATATCAGCAACAGGAAATAATCAGCCTTTTGCTAATGCGTTTTGTGATAACACAACAATTGCCCGCGGGGCAGTTTTATTTCCAGTCACTATGAGAGATAGACCAACTGCATTAGAGCAATCAGGAACGGTTGCAAATTACGCAATTATATCTGCACCTACAGGACAAAATTGCACATCTGTTCCAGCTTTTGCAACATCAACAGTTATTTCTAGTGAGATTAATTTTACAATTGCTTCAGGATTAGTCGCTGGTCAGGGATGCTTATTAAGGTCAGGAAGCGCGTCAGGGGCTTCTGCTTATTTAGGTTGGAGTGCAGAGTTATGATTTTTAAATGTCTCTCATTAATTGAAGGTGAAACTCAAATCTACGCCCGTGTAGATGAAGACGGTTTGATCCGTCTGACTTGCACGGCAGATTATCCAGAGTTCAAAGCATGGTTAGCCGAGGGCAACACACCACTACCCGCTGACGAGGAAGTCTGATGGAAGCTGACGAAGCCAAACTTGTAATTGATTCGACCATAGCAACAGGTGCTATCACAATGCCGCTATGGGTTACTGAGTTACAGGGTTGGATTGGTTTTGCTGCTGTAGTAGGCGGTCTGATCCTTGTTTTGATTCGTATTGCTCTTGCAATTAGAGATTGGAATAGAGCATAAATGGATCCTTTTACGCTCATCGCAGGTGCGACAGCCATCTACAATGGGATTAAAGGGGCCGTCGATAGTGGACACGAAATGCTGGATGTCGCCGACCGCGTCGGCACGCTCTTCGGTCGAATCGCGCAGATCACTCAATTAACCAGTGCTAAAAAGAAAAAGAAACTGTTTCAGTCTCAGGCAGAGTATGAGGCCGAGGCAATTAAACTTTACACGTTAAAGCAAAAAGCCCAGCAATTACAATTAGATACACGCAATCTATTCATTTCTGCATACGGTGTAGCAGCGTGGTCGTCCATACAAAAAGAGATAATCGAAATGAGGAAAGAGGCACAGCGTGAGGCAGCGGCTGCACAGCACGAAGCTGAAGAGAACCGACGTGATTTAATCATGGGGGCGTGGATGCTTCTGGCTGTGATTGTGTTCGCTGTCGGCTTATTTATCGCGATTGTGTTGTTCGCATGAGGATAATCGCCATCATATTACTTATCGGGTTGACGGCTTGCGAGGATCGTTACCGATACCCGTGCCAAGATCCTGCCAACTGGGACGCACCTGAATGCAATCCTCCTATTTGCACCGCTTCTGGAACTTGTTCAGCCGACACACTAAAAAGAAATCCATGCGGAGCCGTCGCAAGATGAGAATGAAAGAGGATGAACTCCATGCTCTCTTGCAGTTTATCATCGGGATAAGTCTATGCCTGACACTGACGGGTACTGTGTTCGCTGTCTTGTACAGCCTGATCTTTGTCGTGCAGCCGATTGATGGACAGGCTCCAAACGACCAGGAATTTTTTAAGTTAATCGCACCGATTGCAACATTCTTAACAGGCACGCTGTCAGGCATAATGCTCGGCAGCAAATCTACCGGAGGTAAAGATGGATCTACTTAAAGCATTCGGGCCACTACTATCCTCGGTAGCCCCTACCCTTGCAACGGCTCTAGGAGGCCCACTGGCTGGCCTTGCTGTCAAATCCCTATCCAAGGCACTGCTAGGTGCTGAAGACTTCTCAGAGGAAGCCGTAATGGATGCTATGGCTACTGCCTCTCCAGAGCAGTTAGCTGCCGTGAAAAAGATCGACGCTGATTTCAAGGTGCAGATGAAAGCCTTGGACATCGACTTAGAACGCATCGCTGTTGACGACCGTAAATCTGCCCGTGATATGCAGAAGGAAACCAGAGACTGGATACCACGGGCGTTAGCAGTGTCAGTGACCGCTGGGTTCTTTGCTATCCTGATTTATATGCTAGTCTATGGCTTGCCGACAACAGGCAACGAGGCGTTGTTGTTGTTGCTCGGTGCGCTACAGACTGCATGGGGCGGCATCATTGCGTTCTACTTTGGATCGTCATCTGGCAGTCAGAAAAAAGATGCTATGATCTATAACTCAACTCCAAAGGAGTGACCCGTGGAAGATAATTTTAGCGAATCACTCGCTCATGTTTTGAAGCACGAAGGCGGGTTCGTAAATCACCCCAAAGATCCAGGGGGAGCAACCAATCTCGGATGCACGAAGCGTGTCTGGGAAGAGTGGGTAGGCCATGAGGTAACGGTAGATGACATCAGATCTCTCACAGTTGCCGACGTCACGCCGCTCTATAAGAAGAAGTACTGGGATGCAGTCCGTGGCGATGACCTCCCGCGAGGTGTTGATTTTGCTGTGTTCGACCTTGCTATTAATAGTGGTACTGGTCGTGCCGGCAAGCTACTACAAAGGGCTGTCGGTGTGGCTGCTGACGGTGCTATCGGCCCCGCAACCCTAGCCGCTGTAGCTAATGTCAACCCCAGAGAGTTGGCTACCAAGGTCTGCGAGGCCCGTATGGCTTTCCTTCAAGGTTTGCCAACATGGGAGACGTTTGGTAAAGGGTGGGCGCGACGGGTCAAAGAGACCGAGAAGATTGCGTTCAACATGGCGGTGGATTAATGCCCAATAAAAAGTTGTCCAAGGACGTTGCTATGGACGCTGTGCGTCTTTGGTACAGATGCAACAAGAGCTATGTTCTTAGTAGCAAAATATCAAAGATCCCAAGGACAACTATCCAGACAAGGGTAGATATTGCCAAGGTAATGTACCCTGAAATATTCGCGCAAATTGAACTTGAACCGTCCGCAGAATGGACATACCCACAGCAGCTAGAGGTCACATTTGATAATGGCGTAGTGCTGGTTGGCTCGGATGCCCATATCTGGCCCGGCCCTGAGACTGTAATGATGAAGGCATTTGTTGCTGTCAGTCGCAAGTTGAAGCCGGATGTTATTGTCCTCAATGGTGACATTCTGGATGGTGCAAAGGTCAGCCGTCACGGCTCTCTGTTGAATGCTCACGCTCCGAAACTCTCCGCTGAGATAGACGCAGCTACCAAGTGGATAGCCAAGCTACAGCCGTCAAAGCACAGGATCTGGACGATGGGTAACCATGACCAGCGTGTTGATCACTACTTAGCTAACAACGCACCTGAGCTTGATGATTATGCAGGTCGGATCTCAGACAGGTTCCCGACATGGGAGTTCTGCTGGGCGGTCAATATCAATGGTGTAGAGATCAGGCATCGCTTCCGCTCTGGCATCCATGCAGGATGGAACAATGCTCTACACTCTGGCGTGACAACCATTACTGGTCACACCCATCAGTTGCAGGTTACAGCAGTTCGCAATCGTAATGGAACCCACTGGGGCATTGAGGATGGTATGCTCGGTGACCCGTCTCACAAGTGCTTCGAGTATGGTGAGGGAACCCCAAGCAGAGCGCAGCCGGGATTCCTAGTGTTGTCGTTCATTGACGGTGTGCTGATGCCGCCAGAGATGTGTGAGCTGATCAATGGTGAGCCAGTCTTCAGAGGCAAGCACGTCCTTTAATAGTCGTGTTCCTCATCCAAAAAATGATCCTCAGCCTTCTCGGTAGCCTCGTCAGTGATATAGTGTATTACGTGTTCCCATATCATCCTGCTCAGATCAGCACTGCGTAGTGTTCTAGCCCCGTCCCATTCCAAGGTGTTGCCATCCCAAGTGATAGAGGACAGATACCAAAGCTGTTCTTCTTCTCTGTCAAAGACAACATAGGCTTTGATGTCATAGATAGTCTTGTCTATCAGTGGCAAATCAAGTTCTTCGATTTCAATAATTGTATCACTCATTACGAAGTTCCTTTTTAATTTCTCTTTTCGCGGCCTTGCGCTCTGCGCTCCAGAATACTTTCTTCCAGTCTTTCAGATGATCCCACCACTGCGGTGCAGATGTGAGGATGCCTTTCTTCTTTGTTGCCATCACTCTTTCTCCTTCAGTGCTTTTTGC